TTCCGATTATGACATGAGTATCAACTCCCATTTTCCATAATCGTTCTACGAAATTTTCTCTTAAATCATTAGCAGTTTTAAAATTAATATATTTTCTTCTATCAACAACATCTCCTAAATGAATACACGCTTTAATGTTGTGTTTTTCAAGATAAGGAAAAAAAATATTATCATAAAATTTACTAAAATAATTGGAAAATGCAATATTATCATTTCTTGCACCCCAATGAGTATCCGTGATTAATGCTATTTTCATATATTAACTGATCCTATATTTGAAACAACGGTATCATCTTCTTTTTTCTTTCTCTTCTTGAATCTTTTTTCTTCAAAATCTTCTATAAATTGAGATATCATATTTCTAGAATCAGCAGATCCTATTAAACTCAAATATTCTTTATTATCATCTGAACTCGTATCTATATGATCTTCAAGATAGGACATTCTTTCCATTTCTTTATATTTGATATATAAATTCTTTTTTTCTTTCTGTATTCTTCTAACAAAAGCCCAATAAATTATTTGAGTAAAATATGCAAAAGGATTTTTTGATTTTTCTGGATTGAAATTATTAACATATTGAAGACAATTTTCTATACCATCAGAAATCATATCATCTTTAAATGCATAATTTATAAAATTAGGTCTAAAAGAAAGTCTTTCTGCTATAAGTAAGAAACATTCTCCTATATAATCTGGAACTGGAGGAATTTCTTTATTCTCATTCTCTGCTTTCTTGATTTCTTCTTTATATACAATCATAGCATCAAGAAAATCTTCATTGTTTATGTAATTAGCCATAATGGCTCTCCATTAAGTTATTAGTTGAACTACTATGATATCATAAACATTTGCTATTTGTCAAGGTGCTTATACTTGATTTTATATATACTTAATCGTACAGAAAAAATGCTAAAATTTCCGCGGAGCGGTAATTGGAATAACTATAATTTTATAATCAAATTGTTCTTCGTTATAAATTTTTATTCTTTCCACAAAGTGTTTCAAAGTATAATTTTTATAACTTTTATATGAAAAATCATCAGAAATGTCATACAATGTAGCTATATCTTTCGATTCATTTTTTCTAAGACCTCTTCCTATACTTTGTAAATTTCTCACCCTTGACTTAGAAGGAGAAGCAAAAATGACATTATGTAAATTAGTAATATTGATACCAGTAGAAAAGGTACCGTAACTCGCAACAATGATGGCATTTGATTCAGATTCAACGATTCCTCGAATATCTTCTCTATCAGATGTTTCTGTTCCTCCGTATACGAAAAAGATTTTTCTTTCATTTTTTGTCTTTTCTTTTATAAGATCATAGATTATTCTTCCGTGTTTATCTACCATTTGAAATAATATCAAAGTATTATTACTCAAACTTATTGCGAGATTTCTAATAAATCTATTTCTTGCTTCGTTTGAAATAATACAATCAAGTTCTTCTTTATAATTATATGATTTAACTAATTCACATAATTTTTCAGGATATTGTAAAACTAAACATTTAATTTGAAAGGGAGATAATGTTTTTTTATCTATTAAATCTTTTGTAGTCGTTACTGTATAAGTTTTTCCAAATAGTCCCTCTAAAACCAACTTATGTGTTAACGTACCATCTAAAGTTCCTGTTGTTCCAAATTTATATTTCGTTTTGGTTGTCTTTTCCATTATGGAAGTAAGTGATTTTGCTTTAAAAAGATGAGCTTCGTCACCTAAAATAAAATCAAACTCAGCATAATAATTAGCGGTCATTTTATATAAAGATTGCCAAGTAGAAATATAAATTGGCTTAGTAGATGTTCTATCTTTACCTGCATAAATTTGATGTACATTTTCTGAAGCATCCCAATTATCTGTTTTAGAATAATCAGCAAAATCACTTTTCATTTGTGCAACTAAAGATGTCGTGGGTACTACTATTAATGCTTTAAAGGTTGGAAGTTTTTGTTGATAATATCTCAAAAGAAGATAAATTATGAAAGATTTGCCAGATGCTGTGGGAGAGAGAAGTAAGCACCTTTCATGATTTATAGCGTATAGAAACGTATCAATCTGATAGTCCCTAGCATTAATTGTTAATGCAAGACTTTTGACAAATCTTTCATAGTCCTCTTTATTATATTTATTTAAACTTTTAGGAAAACTTTTATATTCTATTTCATATTGTCTCTCTTTTGAAAATTTTAATAAATGATCTAATAGTCCAATATATAATTCTTTTGATCTTAAATTAAAAAGTCTGATTTTACCATCCCACATTTTATTTCTGTAAGACGGCATAAATCTATAACCAGGAATAAAAAAAGTAAAATATTCACTTATTTCCTGCTCAATACCCGGTTCTGCCTGAACCAACATATATACTTCATTTTTCTTGTCTATTGAAATTTTTTCTAACATTCCTTAACCAAACTTTTGAAGCCGCCCAAACATTATCAGACATTATCCAAACTTCAGTAAAATTTTCTCCAACTGCTCTTGCAACATCACCCCAATTATAATCATGACCCATGATTAAACCATTTTCTTTTACTATTGGTTCCCAATATTTTATATCATTTTTAACACTCTCATAACTATGATCTCCATCTATAAAAACAAAATCAATTGATTCTTTATCAAATTGTTTTGAAACATTAATGGAATTATCTACAATTATTTCAAGATTTGGATATCTAAAAGCCTCTTTTAATGTCTTTCTTTTAATTATATTCAAAGAATTATCATTATATTTTTGTGATATATTTCTTTCATATAAAATATTTTCTTGTTGTACTTTATATGGATCAATTCCATATAATTTTAATTTTGGATTACTTTTTGCTATTTCAAAAACCGTTTCGCCCTCATTGACACCAATTTCAACACCCACTTTCCAATTAAATTGAGTAATAAAAACATTAATTACTTCCCATCTTCGCCACTGAATAGGATAAGCAAATTGAGCCCCAGATTTTATTAAATCTTTTGGATTTGGTAGATTATTCATTTTAATAGTTTAGTCCATTTTTTAATAATTTTATCAGGATCAAATTTTTTCATATCAACTGATGTTTTCTTTTTATCAATATCAATAGTCCAATTATAAACATCATCTATAGTTGTATCTTTTCTTATAAACATGTTATTTTCATCTGTTAATATTTCTTCGGCCGCATCTGACTCATACGTTATTACAGGAACTCCTAATTTATTTGCTTCAAGATAAACAAGACCAAAAGTTTCTTGAGGCATTCCTGCTCTAAAAAGACAAGCGGCATTCGATAAACTTTTTAAAACTGCTTCATAATTTAATTCTCCCAAAAAATAAATAGGATACCCATTTTTATTGAGATCCGCAATAAAATCTGTAAATATTTTAACATCTTTTTTTTGTCTTTGAGGAGGGCAACAAGCATAAAAAGGTCTTTTCATTCCTTTATCGTAAAGAGCAACATAAATCGTTAATGCTTCTCTAAATCCTTTTCCAAAAGCACTCATCCAAAAAAGATAATTTGATCTCTTTTCTTTTGGTTTTTGTTTATCCATATTCTTGGGAACCATATAATGAATGGTTTGATCTCCAACAACTTTTTCTCCTTTATTTTGAACATATTTTTTAAGTGCATCAGATAAAAATAATCTGGGAACTTCTTCATGACAAGTTGTCCAATTATGCAACCAAATATAAGTTTTATCTGCACTATTAATCTCTAAAGGAGACATAACTGGAATATGGGGATTTATCATATAATAATTTTTCCACATATTTCCATGATATGTAACATGATTACAATGTATTCTTACTCTTGATTTAGCATAAAAATGTCTAATAATATTTAAATGTTTTACTCCGTTTATTATTCGATCCTTCCCATCTGTTAAAGAATGAACCAATCCAACATTAAAATTTTCACTAGCAAGTTTTTCTGCAACTGTTACAATTTGTCTTTCAGTACCGCCCATTGCACCGCCATCTTTTTCAAATAATGGAGGCGCAAGAATCAAATAATCATACATTATGCTCCTGAAGTAAATTTTCTCCAATCAATTATATTCTTAATCAAAAAATTTCTATTGATAACCGTTTTTATAATTGATTCTAAATAATTTATTTTTTCCTTTTGATATTCTATTTTTTCTTGCATTTCAATCATATCTTTATCTGAAGTTAAAAATCTATCTATATCTAATTTATTTCTAGATTTAATATCTAATTCAAATGGTTCCCACTCTAATTTGTCTAAACTATCTTTGTCAAGTTTACCTGTATAATAAAG